GTAGTAGTACTCCATCGGGTCAGGTACATCAAAGCCAAGGTTTCTTAGTACCTTAACTTCGTCTGGCCTGTGGGGTACAGCTACAAGAGTTTCTCCGTTATGTGTTACCAGCTTAGCCGTGGAGATTGGTACAGTTACTTTACTTGGGTTTCTAAGCTTCAAGATAACTGCTCGTTTGTCTTCTCTGATTAACATGTAAGTCTCATAGTAACGAGTAGCGTTGTGAGTTCATCGTCTGTGTACTCATGTGGTAATTTCCATTCGGTTTCTACTCCTGCTTTGTTGCGCCACTTGATTAGATAGTGGTCATGGTTGTGGTGTATCTCCCCTGACATTCCTGATCGTTTAGTTCTTTCCATAAGCACTAGGTGCAGACTTTCTCCATCCTCGGTTCTGCTCCTTAGAGACCGCTCGTAAGTTGGTCTTGCTGTTTGTTCCGTTGCCGTCGAGCATGTTCTTGTGGTCAACATCTTTACCGTCTCCTTTCTTTACTTTGCCATCACGCGCCAACTCAGCCCGTGCTGCGTTGCGCATCTCACGTTTCTTAACTTGCTCAGGTTGTGCGTTGTACGCTTTGTCGTACGCTGCTTTAGTCGGGCCACCTTTGTTCATGATTCGTTCCTCAGAAAATTGATGTAGTCTTCAAGTTGCTTTGCATCATCCACGACGATGGTAAACCCGCCATGCCCTTGGATTTCCTCTATCCTACGCTTTTGGTTTTCAGTTGTCTGTACTCGTTTACCCGGAGCCTTGGTCTCCACTGCAAGGAAGTGTCCGTTCCAGCAGCAGATAAAGTCAGGGATGCCCACAACACCAAACCCGTTTTGCATGGGCATGAAGTACCACACGCCATGCTTGTTTAGCACCTTCTTGACGGCATCCTTGACTTTACCTTCAGGCGTTTGCGACATTGTTCACCTCATAGTCTGCTTTGCTTGTGACTTCTGTAAAGCCAAGCCCCAAAAGCAATTCCCGATCAGCTTGGTTGCTATGGTGCCTGTTAATAAATATTTTGCACCGCAAATCATCTTTTGAGTAGTACATTCTGTAAGGAACATTTCCGTTGTCTAAATTTTTACCAACCTCAATGACCCGCTCATAGTTAGCCGTCCATTTTTCTTCGGGGTCTCTCACTTCTTCAATGTAAAAGTCGCCAGCAAAAAGATTCATCTCCGCTCCTTGTAAAACTCACATGACTTGACAGGACACCAGCCATTGCACAGTCCGCTTGGCCTTGCCATCCAATAGTCTTTCTCGTACGCTGCGTTTAGCTTGTGAACCTTGGGTAAAAGCAAACTCCAAATGGCAGGGATGTCCGCACGTGTAAACGTCTCACGGTCAATCTTCTTATCACGCAGCCACACAAACCCTGTCGTGACTGCCTCCACCTCGGGGTAATGAGCAAAGGTGTATGCAGCGTAAAGCATTAGTTGGTGAGTCAGCTTGCGCTTGCCTGTCTTGTAGTCCAGTGTCGCTGCCTTATTGCCGTGGATGATAAGCAAGTCAGCAATTCCACGTGTCCATGCGTTGTCCCAATCAGTAGGCTGAAACGAGTCGTCCAGTGCCATTTTCTCTTCAACCAACTTCTCACCGGGCATGGCGCATATCTGCTTGGCAAACCCTTCCCACTGTTCCATACCTTCGGGCAGGGGCGTACCATCTCGGATGCGGTCTTCCATCGCAGTGTGAACCTTGCTCCCCCACAGGGTAGCTTCTGTCTGCGGCTCAATGACATCTTTAGCCACGCGCACATGATAGAACTGCTTTGGGCAAGTTTCAAATTTCTCAAGCTGGGAAAAAGTCCAAGCGGGTAAAGTCATTTTGCATCTCCGTAGCTGTTGCCTATACCACCTTCGCAGGAGATGGGTAAGTCCTTAGCCCAGCTAGGTGACCGCTTCATCTGCTCTTCCATCATGCTCAGTGTCCACTCAGCTTTGTCTTCGGGGACAACGCACACAACTTCATCATGCACAGTAAGCACTACACGATGGCGCTGCTCAGGGGTATCCATCGGGCGCAGTAGCTGTTCGATACGTGCCATTTGGTCGAACACCACAATCTTGGCTAGGGCTTGCGTCACGTTCTCTACAAACTTACCGCCGTAGATTTTAACAGGGCCGTACCGCCCATCGTACATGTACTGGTTAGCTTCATTGCGCAAGTTGGCGTACCGAATCATTGTGTTGTTGGGCAAGTACACGCCGTCTGCATCACACATCAAAGTCCTAAAGTTATCTGCGTACCCACGCGACATAGAGTCAATACACATGTCAGCATGCATCCACAACGCAGCTATTCGGTCAAACTTGTCGCGGTACAGCCGTACGATGCGCTTAGCTTCGTCTTCGCTTATGTCCAAGGCCATGCCACCCATGCCAAGCTTCAAAGTCTTCCTAAACTTCTCATGCCCCATACCGTAGCCTAGACCAAGAATACAGGTCTTACCGACGAACCGCTCAACCTTGTTCTCCTTGGTGACGGTGCGTCCATATACGTCACTTGCGAACTGCGAGTAGATGTCTTCCCCTTGGCTAAACGCTTTTAGCAGCGTGCGCTCGTCAGCAAGCATGGCTACTACCCGGGCCTCAATCTGACTTGAGTCACAAGCCACAATCTTGTGTCCCTTTGGAGCCTTAATTGCTTTACGCAGTGCTCCTGCTCGCGGCAAGTTCTGCAAGTTCATTTTGTCGCCACCGGATGCCCGCCCAGTGTGTGCGCCCCAGTAGTTCAGCAGGATGGGCAGCTTACCGCGCTGCGCTATACGAATGAAACTCTCGGTGCGGGTTTCCTCCAGCGTGGACTTGATACCGAACCGTGCTGACACAACTGCTTGAACCCGTGGGTCAGGATGCTCCAGCAACGCTTTAAACTCAGGGTCAGTCTTGCCAAAGGCAAACGTCTCTTTCTCTGTGCGTAGGCTCACCTTCATTGGCGGCTCAACGCCCAGCTTGACTAGCACCTCAGCAAACTTGGGGTTGGACATCAGCGCGTCCCGCCCAATTGACTGGTCAATGCGCTCCATTAACCTAGCCTTCTTGTCTTGCACATTCATCAAGTGACGACCTAATTCCTCAACCTCAAGTTCAAGCACAGGGTCAATGAACATACGCAGCATCAAGTCCTGTATGAACATCTCCTTTGGCGGGTTCCATTGCTTGAGGATGTAGTACAGGTTCCAGCAAATCTGCACATCGTTCTTGCAGTACTCACCGTATGCAGCCAACTCTTCGGGAGAGAAGTCCCAGATAGTCTTACCCAGCGCGTTTAAGACTTCAGTGCCCTTCTCACCAAGAGCAAACTTCTGCGCTAACTTGGCAAGCGAACCGCCTACAGTTTGACCCGTGATAGGTCGCGCCATCGACAGTGTGTCAAGGTAGTACTTCGGACGGATGCCAAAATGCCACGCAAGGATTGCCCCATCAAATGCCATGTTGTGTGCCAGCACATAGCTGTTCTCTAGGTCAAGCCCGGCAAGCGCCAGCTTCATCTGCAAGTAGGAACCTGTTACCCACACCGGCTCTTGGTCTTCTATCTTGTACGCAAAGCCAATGACCTCAAACAGTGGGTCGCGGATGTACGCCTCTGTGGTCATCTTGGATAGACTGAACTCCCTTGAGTAGTAAGTCTCAAAGTCAATTGTGATTAGTCTCATTTTGCTCGTACTCGCTTTGTTTTGTCTTTCTTGAGCGGGGCTGGACAGTGAGGAGGAACATAAACCACGCGCCACTTGGCAGTTACATATCTACCCTCAGTCCAACTCACGATGTATGCGTCAGGCATTTTGTTCAATACTCTGTAGATGTGCCGTTCTTCTGCCCCCAACTGTGCGCTTATGTCTTTCACTGTCAAACCCTCTATGTTTGCTTTCAGCAAGCTACGAACGAGCGGGGCTTTATGCTCATACGGTTTTTTCATTCTTCTCCTTCATATGCCGCACCTCTCGCAGAAGTTCCATTCCCGCTTGGTCAGTGCTGCTTTCTTGCCGTCGTAGTAACCGCTTTGGTACGCGATGGTCAAGGCGTCAGACATAGCAGCACTGTCGCTTTTCAGTTCTTTTACCTGTGCCTCAAGGTCACAGATGTGGCAGTGCTGCCATTGCTTGTAGTGTCGGCAGATGTTTTGGTCTTGGGTCTTGTGCATTGCCATACCCTGCTTGGCCTTAAACCCGCCGCCCCAATCGCCCTGCCGCTTTGCCAATTCGTCAAAGGCTTCGTCTTCTTCATCTTTCATTTCTGTCTCGCTTTCAGCATTGCGTCTGCCCATTCAAAACAACTGCCGCAAAGTGAATCAACTGTTGTGAGTCCGCCGCTTATAGCTTCCCACAACTCGGGCATGGATAACTGTGCCTGCATAGCCCGCGCCGCCAGTTCATCACGCAAAGTCATGTCCTTGGCAAAGCCGCCATGTACTTCTTTCCATGTGGGGTTTGTTTCTTCTTTCATTTCTTTTCCTTTGTTAGTCGTAGTGCTGTTAACCTAGTCCAGTACTGCGCGTCCATTTTGAATTCGGGCCATGCATGTGGCGGGCTAGGCAAGTTCCATCCTTCAAATCCACACTTCTGTGCGGCCTTACGCATAGCGGGTGTGTTAGCAGCCAAGGCTTCGGCGTACTTCTTTTCCCACTCTGCGTATGCTTCTTCGTACGTCACCAGCTACACTCCCTCAGCTTGGTCATGTAGTGTTTGGCCTTTTCTCCATCAAGGTCAGCGTCCCCTTTCTTGCCTTGGCGCATGCTGTACTTGATGATGTTGCCCTTAAGAAAGCCACGAAACTCTTCCGGTGTCAGGACAGTTTCCATCACATCCCACGGTTGTACTGGCATGTCCACGTAGTGTCTGCCGCCAATCTGTACGTCATCTGCGCTCATTTGCACTCCTTAGTAAACAATGCAGCCACAGTGCCGCATTTTGGTTCGTATGTCGCGTAGCCCGCCCAAAAGCAGGCAACTATGAATGTGGCGCATAGGCCAATGAAAGCAAAAGTGTCGGCTATGAATTTCATGTTTGCTCCTGAAGTGCTAAGTTCAACATACCCATTTTGGTGTACAACGTACTCAAGTACTCCTGTATGCGCTCAGGCACATGTTGGTGCGCGCCCTGCTCGTCATACTCCAACGCAAAGGTCAGGTCTTGTAGGTCGTTGTGTATCTGTGCAGCTAGTCCTGCGACATTCATTTCGCACCTCCAAAGATTTTGTGAAGTTCAAGGTACAGCGCCCGTGCTTGCGCCACGTTCATGTTCTCAACTGACGACACTGCTTGGGGCTTGGTGCCTTCTAGTTTTGCTGGGCCGTGATAGGTGACCTTTTTCTTGGCCTTGGCCCCCTTGGGTCTGCCCGCACCACGGTACAGTGGGTAAGTATCGCCAATCGCATACCATGCATACCCAGTAGGGAACGTCTCCTTACGTGCTAGCTTCTTGCCGTTCAGCATCTGCGTCAGTCGGGTGGACACGTTGTTCCCATGCTCGGGCATTAGGGTTTCAAGTTCCTTGGTGGTGACACCCGGGCGGTCTTTAATTACCCGCCAAATCTGCTGTGTGATGGGGACTTGTTCAGTCACTTGGACTTGCACCGCGTCCGGCTCACCAGTTATCTCGTCATCAAATTTTAAGTTATCAAGTTTCATTTGAGGTAGTACCTTAGTTAGTTCGTCTTGTAAAGAGGCCATAGTCAGTAGTGCTTTTTCTGTGGGTCAAGTCCTAGGTGGAGCATCAACTGGACAAGTCTGGACTCAACCCTTGCCAGTCGTTCGGTCAAGTACTCAATGCGATTGAGTAACTCTGATACATGTGCGTCGTTCATTTCAGTCCTTGCATACCACCCATCAGTCGGGCAGTCATCGCTGCGGAGATCGCAGCATCGGTATCCACGTTGGCGAGTGCGCTAGCAGCCCTGCTCATGCTTACTTCACGCTCAACCTTGCGTTCAACACGCTTGATGAACTCATCAGGGATGTAGATGCGGACATCAGGCCACAGCTTGAGTGCTTCGTTCAACGACTTGCATGACTTGAGGAAGTTAACAATCTGCTTGCGTACCTTGGCCCAACGCTCTTCAATAGCCGACATCTCTTTCGACCACTTCAAGAAGTCTTCAGCTTGCGGGACAGGGCATGTGTTTACAGGAACACTAATGTCATGGCGATATGAAGCTGTGCCGGGGGGAGCCATCAACTGCTTGCTGTACTTAACGGTGAAAGTAGCTGAATATTTATTAGCGTCGGGACTGCCATCAAATGTGTAGTTAAGGTGCAAGTCAACGCCAGTGTTTTTGTTCATCCATTTCTCAGGCAACAAGTTCTGCAAGTGAGCATGCTCACCCCACAACAAATCGATAACCTCTTGCGGTGCTTCGCTCAGTTCAAGCACTCCGCTTGGTGCTGTAAATGCGTCGCGTTCTTTGTTCCGCATGCGGCTAATGTGGTTCTCAACATTGGTAATCAACTCACCGGAAATTCCTACGTATGCCATATCAATTCTCCAATTCAGTTAGTTCAATTTCATTACTACGCATCCAATCGGATACAACTTCATCGCTGGTTAGGTATTCGTACTCCGCTACCAGCGCTCTGTGCAACGCTCTCATGTGCCCACGCAAGTCCTCCTTTATGTCATTAGATAAACGAAACAGGTCAAATGTGTTTATCACATTCGCCCACATATCAAACTTCAAAGTCTGCTCCACCTCATCGTATGGGTTGATGTTCGCCCATAAGTTCTCATCGTAGGCCAAGCTGTGCTCATGGCAGTACCGTCCTCCGTGCTTCCAACTCATCTGCCATCCCTGTGCAGCCTTAGCTAGTATGGGGTTGTCGTACCCTAGGTGCAATAGGTATTTACCCCAATCTGTGATGTGCCCTTCAAAGCATGCACCACTGCCTTGGCAACCGCCAACGTCGTATAAGACGCCTTCCACATAGATTCCAATGTCAAGCATCCTGTGTTTGAAGTCGTTTCGCTCGTACTCGCTCCAGTCACCATGTGTGACTGCTACATCACGATACTTGTCGATGTGCTTTGGGCTGTACTGGTATGTGTACATAGCTTCCTTCCTTGGTTGAGTAGATGTGCTTACGCAGAGCGCGTAGCCCTGCCTCGACTGCCCTGTCTTTGTAAATGGCTAGCCTGCGCTCTTCAGTTAGTCTTGTCCAAACGCCGTTCACATGCTCAGAGTGATTTGGAAAGTCACAGCAGCTTAGGCCAACGCGAAACAGGTACTCTGCATCACTACCAACAGGGTCTTTGTAGTTGACCTCGCTGATGTCATACGGTGACTTCCTTACCCAATTTCCTAGCGTTTCACGGGCAATGTTGTCGAACACACCCATACGCGCCATTACCCTAGTCAGCTTGCGTATCTTTGTAGTCTCGTCTTTGACTGCACTCTTGGCCTCGTTGGTGACTGCCCTAGTCATGTCCACGGGAAAGTTAGTGAACTCTATAGCCTGACCATGATGCAGTTTCACTTGGATGCCCGGCGCATATGGGTTTGACTTACCTTGTGCGTGCAGCCGAATGGTGTGAACCTTGTTGCGGTGCGCTGACATGTCAGAGTAGATTGGCACATCGCCTATCCCAAGCGACAACAAGTTACGCAGAGTCATGCTTGTGCCCTCGCTATGCAACGTCACCCAATTGCTCGGTGATATGGTGAACACCAAGTCCTCGTTGCGTCTGTGGCGAATCGCAAAGTCGTAGCCCTCTAGCCTCAGATGGCAGCTTCGGAAGATAAGCTTGTAGTCCTTGCTTTTGCGCCGTGTCTCATACAGGCGTCTGTAGTCTTCATACATGTAGGAACTCATGCTTTACTCCATTTCAAAGTGAACATTCTCGCCATGCGTGGCACTGACATCGCTGCTGATGCACCACACCACGGGGTAGCCGGGGTCATCGCCAAAGTCTGTGTAGCCATCGGTCAAACACACGAACAACTCAGGGACGATACCGTGTTCGGCGCAGTAGTCGAACCCAGCAGGCATGTGGGTGCCTCCGCCTGACTGGAACTTCAACGCAACCTCCTCACCACATTCGAACTCATCGTGCTTGAGGACATCGGTGTCGGTGTACAGCACATGCACACGCTCGGGGCGGCACTGGTCGATGATGCGTGATAGGTGACCGTTGTAGTAGTCCAGTTCGCGTCTGGAGATTGAACCAGACACATCGACTTGCACAACAAGTTCTCCCATCTGTGGCAGCTTGGCGACGCTAGGCATGTACACATCTGCGAACCGCTTGTTGGGTCGGCTCCATGTCTGATTCTGACGGACACACGCAGTCATGTACTTCTCCACGATGTCGTACCAAGGTGTCTTGACATCCAGTACAGCAGCCACGATCTCAGCCAGCTTGCCTGACAACTTACCCTGCATCTTGGCAGCTTGCGCAGCCTCAGCGATCTGCACCTTGATCTCGCCTTGCACCTCTTGCACTTCGCTGGCAGTCATAGGCTTCGCGCTGTCACCAACGCCATCGGTGTAATGCACATCGTTGCCTAGGCCATCGTCATCACCGCTACCATCACCATCACCCTGACCGCCGCCACCTCCACCGCCATCCTCGGGGATGCTGTCGTAGATACGCTCGACTGTCTCATCCTTGGAACCCGGACGGTCAACGCACTTAGGTATACGCTCACCCATCTTGGCATCGTCGAGTGTGTCGTTAATCCATGCATCACCCGCCCAGTTCCACTTCTTCCTGTCGCGGTTGCCGACACGCAGTGCATGCTGACCGACAACGTGGAACACCTCGTGGCATAGACCCCATACCAACTGCGGCACAGTCAGTGTCTCAACGAAGTCAGGGTTGTAGAAGATAGTCGCTCTGCCATCCACGGCTAGCGTTCGTACTTGCCTAGTCTCCACGAATGGACGCCGCAGCAGAATAGACGCTACGAATGGATGGTCAAGGACAATGATTGCCCGTGCTTTCTCCAGCTTGGTTGCTTTCTTAATTGCTAACATGTGATTGCTCCTGTAAGTTAATCAGTCTGAACTCCCCGTTGCTATCTTTGGCTATTGCATACCGCTTCTCAGCGATACCTTTGATAGCCTCCATCATGTGTGTGGCAGCAAACTTGTGCATGTCTGACTCCTTGCGGGTCGTGTGTTGTACCCACACTAATACAGCAACTGCTCCCAGCAACACTAACTCCAACTCTGTAAATGAAATCATCGGTACAGCGCTCCCATCTGCTTGGCGATATAGTCCAGCTTCTTGGCTGCTTGCTCCCTTACGATGGGAGACTCGCGCAGCACGTTAGTCCCTGTGTACACATTGACCGCTGCGCTCAGCGTATCAATCATCTGCGTGACCTCGGGGTCATCGGACACATTCAGCTTACGCGCTCGGTTGATGTTGTCCACGATGTTGTCCACGGCTGACTCGCGGAAGATCGAACCCTCAGTCCCAATGGGCTTGTTTAGCTTCTCTACCAAGTGACCTAGTGGCTCAAGCATCATCTTGATAGTCTCGTTGCGTGCGCCCTGCTCAACTTGCCCCATCATCTCCACGAACGCTGCTTTGTCCTCCTCGTTGATGTCAAACAGGAAGTGCGATGCATCTGGGAGCGGCATGAACTTCAACTCGAACCCCATGCTTGCCTCGAACTGATCGGCTGTTGGGTAGTCCTCCAACTTGGCACGGCTGTTAGGACTCAAGCTGCGGTGTTGAATATCAAGCTGCACATACTTGTCGTAGTTAGGCATCAACTGAACCTTGATGGAGTCCACAGATGCAATAAGGTTACGCATACCTGCGCTGTAGTCCATGTACTGAACATTCGGCAACAGGCGCGGCCCCTTGTCAGCGTAGGCCAGCGTGTGGTTTTTGTGATAGGTGTAGACCTCCCCCACTTTGCTCACCAGTTGGTTGACTGGGTTGTGCTTGTCGCGGAACAGCTTGCTGCTCACAACCAGCGATGTGTCGTCCAGTTGGCTTTGGACATACGACTCTGCCGCAGTGTCTCGGCGTGTCAGGTTGGCTCGGCGTACTGTCAGCTTGACCAGCATAGCCTTGGCATTCAACGGGGTTACATTCAGTTGCATCATCTCAGTTCTCCTTCAGTTAGTTAAGTATCCAGTTGCCATGTTTACGTACTCAATTGCTTGCTCTATTAGCGCTTCACTA